CAGCGCGAGCGGTTTATAGTGTAATTAAGTACCCTATGGGTCAGACCACGGCTCTTTACTACCTTGCCACTAAAAACGGTGACCGGGAATTAGTGAACACCTTCTTTGAAGAGTTAAAAGGCAACTACCTCAAGGGTGCATCTGTGAAGTACCACCCGCCGCGGCACTTGGCTACCACCCTTCAGTCTTGGAAGTTTGACCCTACCATTCAAGTTAATTCTTTTACTTATAGCATTGCGCTATCTCGCTCTTGGTACAATTATAAGAGGGGTAAGAATAACTTAAAGCGGGACATGTTCATTAGAACCAATGACCGGATGATGGAGATTTGATGACTAATTGGATTGGCGCGGCGGACATGACGCCGGAAGAGTTGCAAAAGTGTCTGGATGAGATGACTGATAAGGTTCATAACTTTTATAAGTATGAAACAAAACGTCCGTCTCGATCTGACCGTTCATATCTGACACCGACAAGGTTAGGCTTGTCTAATCAGGTTAAACGCTCTCTCCAGCGGCGTCCGCTAAAACATCAAAGACTTTAGCTATAATAATCTATGCACCTCTGCCAGCTTGTTTGGCAGAGGTTTTCATCATCGAAGGTAGAAATTTTTAATCTTTTTGTTATTGCGTTTCGCAGACAGCCGACAGGTAGAAACATAACCCGTTCCATTTCATAGGAAACCAATGCAACAATATCGCAATCAGAAAAAGACAAGGGGGTTTTTTTACCCCCTTTGCAGACTGCAAACTGGTAGCTCAGTGTGTTTTTTCCGTTGGCTTTTAATTGGCTGGTTTTTACCTGCACCCGCCATAGGCGGTTATCCTGTTCCGCCACGATATCCGTGCAGCCCATATGCACGATTTGAGCGGGTACATCCATTTTTAACAGACGTGTGGCGCAGATATGCTCACCTATCTCGCCTATCTGTACGTTACCTATTTTTTTCAGTGCTCTTCCCCCCAGAAGACGCCCCTACACATATATAATGTTTTAATGTTAAAAGTTTGTAAACATGAAATTAATATGCAGATATGCACATGAAGATGCCCCCGTACCGGAGGGGTGGAAATTTAAAAAGCTTGGTGGTCACCACGGGGCAAACGGATATGGAGTATTAACAATGGCAGACAATAGAGAAAAGGATGATTTCTATCCTACCCCGCCTTATGCAACCCAAGCACTAATGAACCATTGTCCGTGGTTCGAGGGCGGCTTTATGCATGACTATGACTATGATTATTGGGAGCCTGCCTGCGGGGATGGTGCTATCTCTGAAGTTTTAAAAGATGCGGGCTGGCGTGTATACAGCACGGACTTGATTGACCGGGGCTATGGTGATGCGACGGGCGTGGACTTTTTGATGGAAACCAAGATGCTTGCGCCGTGGCTCGTGACTAACCCGCCGTATAAGTTGGCTAATGATTTTGTAAAACATGCACAGTGGCTCGTGGACAGCGATCCGGAAGCCCATGGTCATGCTATGTTACTGCGGTTAGCGTTCCTTGAGGGTCAGAAGCGTTATACTGAGATATTTTCACAGTTTCCCCCTAGCCATGTTTATGTGTTTAGTAAGCGTTTAACGATGATACGCGGGGATCATGAAGCAGCTTGGTATGGTAGCGGGAAAATGGCGTTTGCGTGGTTTGTGTGGGAGCGCACAGATAAGTATCACCCAGAGGGGCAAACTACAGAAATGCATTGGATAAATGATTAGGGACAGGGATGTTTGGGAACGGCAATGGTTAGCACTTTCCCTGCCCCTTTCATATACGTTAAGATTAAAGTTTTGGATTATTCGGCGGGGGCGTAAGGGGATTCCTCTTGCATTAGCAGAGACGCCGTAACACCCATGTTATATAAAGCCTGCGTCATAGGGTTATCAGAAGCCTTTTCACCACGCCCTGTCATAAATACTTCTACAGGCTGTAGGGTTTTAGGGTGGTAGCTAACGGTTACAGACAAGCCCATTCCAACGTCTTCAGTCATACAAGGTCTACGGTTGGGTAAATCCAACATACAAATCTCCATTTTATAAAAGTGATTCTAAAACTGTATATAGATTTGTTGGTTTAATCTATATATTAGTTTTTTGTTTTTATCTCATAGCCTTCGGCTTTACAAAAAACTTCAAACATCACACGAAGCTGCCCAGAAATACTTCTGTTTTCCATGCCTGCTATTTTTTTAATTCCTTGATATACTTCAACAGGAACTAATACTGATTTCCATTTAGATGTGTCCATTATCATCTCCAAAACATAAAAAGCGGTGGGGGGTTACAACTCCCTTACATCAGTCGGGTGAGAAAACACCCCCACGGACGCGGCTTTCGCTACTTACTCACAGTAGAACCCAGTTACTCCACGTCTTGACTAAGATAATATAGGACTTTATGCCCTGTATTGCAAGCAAAAAAACCCCCGCACAAGGCGGGGGCAGTTCGGGAGGAAACCATGTCAAACTTACATACTATCGCCCCAGTTGGAGCCGAGTTCGATGTCTGTTTTCATAGGTACTTCTAAGGCTATACCAGAACACATAAGGCTGGCAAGTTCTTTTGCTTCCTCTTCTGTCTTGACGCTGAAAGCCAGTTCATCATGTACCTGTAGCAGGGGCACAGTGCCCTGCTTGTATACATCAACCATTGCCTTCTTTGTCATATCCGCGGCAGAAGCTTGGATAAGCCTGTTGAGTGCTTTGTAAGCCATAGCTCTTTGCAGTGCCACATTTGGGCCATAATGTACTTTCGCTTCTTCTAGCGGCATGGCCTTATGCATACCAAAGCTTTTGGGCTCGAACAGTGGGAAGCGGCATTTACGTCCCATTAGCGAGCGGATAGAGCCTTCTGAATTGCCGTTCTGTACGCGGTCTTGTACTACCTTCATAAGCTTTTTAACAAAGGGGACGCGGGTATCATATTGCGAAGTCAATTCTTTAGCTTCATCTTTTGACAGGTCTAGCTGGTCAGCCAGTTTGTTTACACCCATCCCGTACATCATACCTAAGTTAATAACTTTAGCTTGCTTGCGGGGGATATCCGCCATGTCCGCCACCATGGTATGGAAGTCCATGTCTGGGTTGTTTGTGTAACCGTCCCTAAACTCATCCACCTTGGGCATGTCTATCCCTGTATTCTTTTGGTATAGCGAAGCAAAGTGAACCAAGATCCGCGGTTCTTGTTGCGAGTAATCTATAGAAGCCCACTTCTCACCTTCTTCCGGTAGAAATACAGAGCGTATCATAGGCCCTAATTCAGGATGCCGTGCGGGGATCTGTTGAAGGTTGGGGTTAGACATGGATATGCGTCCGGAAACCGTGCCGCCATCGTCTGACCGGATTTGGTTGATATGCCCGTGGATACGCCCGTCCTTACCAATATGCTTGGCTAGCCCATCCATGAAGGTGTTTTTACTTTTGTCATATTCTCTAGCTAATAAAATTTGTTTCGCTAGGTCATGCTCATGGGTGTTTAGGAAAGCTTTTGTAAACGACGGTGCGCCTTTCTCTGTTTTAGGATAGGGCAGACCAACCTCGTCAAAAGCTTTAGCTATGGATGCTGCCGCCCATATTTCTACGTTAAAACCGGACAGCGTTTTTACATTGTCCAAAGCTTTTTTCTTTTCCTTTAGCATGAACTGTGTTGCGCGTTCCATGGCGTCTGTATCTACGCGGACGCCTTTAAGTGTCATGTCTACCAGACAAGGTAGAAGGTCGCGCTCTAATTCAAATACGGTTTGTATACCTTCTCTGGCTATTTGAACTTTAAAATATTTCCAAAGGTCTAGGGTTAGCTCCGCGTCACCTTCACCGTAAGTCCCCACAAATTGTGCGGGTAGACGCCATAGCTCGCCTTTTGGGTCGAAGCCAAATTCTTTTGCCGCTTGGACAAGATCTTTCTCAGACTTTGTTTTAGCTAGATAGTCATAGCCGCAAGCGTTAAGGCTGAAGCTGAAGCGGTTCTCATCAAGCAGTGCTGCCACTACCATAGTATCCACAATGTTACCGTTTACTTCGAAGCCCGCTGCCTTTAACCACCCAAGGTCGTATTGCGCGTTGTGCATGATTTTATCTGCGGGGCTGGCGAGTACCTTTTTCATATAGTTAGTAACTATACGCTCATCTAAATTTCCCCCGCCTTCATGTTTGATAGGCAGGTAAGCTTTCCAGCCGTCTACGGCTATACAAAAGCCCGCTATAAAACCATCTCCTCTAGCCCATCCCGGCCCTAACGTCTTCAGGTTTGGGTCGCATGTTTCGAGGTCAATGGCAATTTCAGAACGGTCTGTGATATCTGGAAGGTCTGTTGGAGGTGTCCATTCCGCCTTCAGGTTTGTAGCTAAAAGCTGAAGCTGTCTAGGTTGCATCGTCTTCCCCCATGATAAACTGCAATCGGTTTAGGTAAAACTGGGCTTTGCCAAGGTCTTCTGACGCCTTACCCTTATGCTCATATCTCCACATGTATTTAATGATTACGCCTTGGAGATAGTATTTGTACCCGTCACCTAATGCCGATTCGATAGCATCTAAGCATTCAACCCTGCCTCGAGTATAATGAGGCGGGTGATCCACCATATTCTTTTTCATACCTGATAGCTCCTTAGTCCATCCATGGGTGAAACGATATAAAGATTTTCTTTTGCGCGGGTGACAGCTACATAGAATAGTCTATGTAAATCATCCATCATCTTCTGCCCCTCTAACGTGTTTGAAGAAACCGCTTGGTCGGAAGCATAGGATATGTCGGTGTACAAGACAACATTAAGGGCTTCGCCCCCCTTTGTGCCATGTATAGTGGACACCTTGATCCGTGGTTCGCGGTTCAAGTCTTCTCCTCTACGGAGCAGTGCCGCGATATATGTTTTAAGGTCTTCGGGTATTTTATCCATAGCCTCGTCCCATGGCATGTCTTTAGTTGCCAGTAGTCCGAAGTTGTTTTGCAAGGTTTCTAGATTAAACAGGTCGTTAGTTTCTATTCCGGCTAAGTTTTTAAAGCCACGTTTAACACGTGTGCCGGACTTCATATAGTAATACAGGTTACGCGCGGCGTTGGCATCTATTTCATCCCCAGCTACAAGGGCTTGCCATGCGCTGAGTGCGCCTGCCAGTTTTTCGCTTATGCTGCGGTTACCGCGGTTTTCAAAGTAGTACCCATACTGGCGTAATTCTTCACAGATTTCGTTCAGCATGTAATTACATTGTGCTAACACTAGCCAATCATCATGTGCAAACTTGTGCATGTCCGGCTGGAATACGTTCTCTACCCGCCCCATGTCAGGCTTTGGCCTGTAGTCT